GGTAGTCGTAACCCGTCGCGTTGCCGGAGGCGTTAACCGTCGCGTTGGCAAAATTCTTTTTTACTTCGATTCCTTTTCCGGTGATTTTTATTATTCCGTCAAAATCGTCTTTTACGGCGTCAAATTCTTTTTGATTCGTGATAATGATTTCGTTCATAATGTCCCCCTTAACTCTTTAATTATGGCATAGATTGACGCCATTGTCAATTTTTATTTTGCTAACTTATCGCCGTAAAATATCGCTCTATCCTGTTGTCAGGTTGAAGCAGTTGTTATACGTCCCTAATTCGACGATATATTTCGCCGAGTTTGAACGACTGTTTCAAAGACAAATCTTTGCCGTTCCCAACAGAATCAACAAAACCAAGTTCCCATTCAGAAAGCACATCTTGCCGTTCCTCAAGAAAATCAATTTGATTTTTCCATTTTGCTCGCATTTCATCAGTGATATTCCCCTGCATTTTTCCCTCCTGCACGGCGTCCAGAATCGATTTATTGATTCTGGCGAATGTGTCCGTATAACATTTGCTTAACTCGCGAGCTACCGCGAGTAGAGTTGAAGCAGTTGTTATGCGTCTTTTACTAAATCGCACGGCCTGAAATACTTTATCAAGCCGAATGAATCATTTTTACCAATAGTCCACCCGCATTTAACGCAAACTACTTTTACGTTTTTCTCTTCTTCGGTTAAGCCATAGGCGTATTTTTTCTTAAAATCAGCCATTGGCCTAATTATCTGCAAGGCTTTTGCGTATGCGTAATTCGGGTGGTCTCTATGCCTGTATGTTTCACCGATTACTATGTCTTGCGTGCGCATTTGTTCTCCTTTGCGGCTTGTAGGCATAACATTCGCTTAACCTGCACCGTAGGTGTCAGGTTAAAGCAGTTGTTCTACGCCCCGGCGGTGCGTTCATCATCGGTGAATTCATTCCGAATGATGTTATCAATGGCCTGTATGCAATCTTGTGCATAATTCTCATGCCACCGTTTTGCATGCTTCAATGCCTCAAGAATTTCTGGTCTTGATAATTTTACCTTTCCCCCAAGTTCGGGAACGTCAAAGCCAGTCCGGTTCAAAACTTCCTGATTGATTTTGTCTTTAAACTGCATAATTTCCTCCGCCGGGGCTTGGCGTGTGTCCGTATAAGCGCCCCGAGCTTATACAGCTAAAACGTCCGCATAAC